CCGAAACGTATCTCCCTGGCAGAAACCGTGGCTAAGGTTCATCTAGGCCCAATGACTAAGGAAAACTAGTCATATGAAGCCAGCCTTAGTACAAAACCCGCCGCCGCTGATGGGGGCCCTGTATCCACGCTTACACACGCCGTGGCTAAAAACTAAAACGCGGGGCGGTGAGATCGCAGAGCTAGCCGAAAAGATCGGGCAGCCCCTTTTACCTTGGCAGCGCTTAATTTTGGATGATATGTGCGCGATCGATGATGAAGGTAAATTTATAAAAAAATCCAGCCTGTTTATTTGTGCCCGGCAGTCGGGTAAAAGTCATATGCTGCGGATGCGCGTACTAGCTGGCTTATTCTGTTTTGATGAGCGCAATATATTGATGATGAGCAGCCAGCGGCGCATGGCCGAACGCTCGCTAGAGATAATTGCCGATATCGTGGCTCGCAATCCATTTTTACTAGCTCAGGTTAAAGATGGCAAAATTGAGTCTGCCTACCGTAAGAGCAACGGCAAGGAGCGCTTGATTTTGGAAAATGGCGCGGTGCTAGAAGTGGTAGCAGCTAATAGCGATAGTAGCCGCGGCTTGACCGCCGACATGCTATGGATCGATGAGCTGCGCGAGGTCAATGAGGCCGCTATGGATGCAAGTAAATCAACCACGCTTACACGGCCCAATAGTCAGCGCTTTTATACATCCAATGCCGGAGCAGCTGATAGTGACGTGCTTATCCATATGCGCGAGCGCTCGATGGCTAAGCCGCCTAAATCGCTTGGCTTTTATGAGTACAGCGCTAGCGAGAATTGCGATATATGGGATCGGCAGGCGTGGGCGCAGGCTAATCCTAGTTTGGGTTTGCTAATTAGCGAGGAGTCGATCGAGGAGACGATAGCGACTAGCACAATCATGGCGGCACGTACCGAGACCTTATGCCAATTTGTAAATACCGGCATGACTAGCCCCTGGACACCTGGCAGTTGGGAGGATTTGGCCGATACGGAAATGGTCATGTCACCTGGCATGGTTACCATGTTTGCATTTGACGTAGACCCGCATACCCGGCGCTCAGCCTCACTTATCGCCGCTAGCCTGCTGCCTGATGGCCGTATAGGCCTAGCGCTTGCCAAAACATGGGAAAGTTTAGTAGCTGTAAATGAGCTGCAAATAGCCGTAGATATAAAAGAGCTAGCTGATAAGTGGCATCCAAAGTTGATACTACATGACTCATATACGACGTTTGCCATAGCTGAGCGCTTAGTAAATAGCGGCCTAAAGCTAGAGCCCTGCATAGGTGCTCAGTTTTACACCGCATGCTCAACCTTTAAAGATGCGATCGACAATAAACGCGTGGTGCACGGCGGCCAGCCGGAGCTCGATGAGCAAATGAATAACGTCGCTAGTAGCAGTAAAGAACACGGATGGCGGATCGTGCGAAAGAAATCGCAAGGTAGCGTAGCCGCCCCGATTAGCATGGCGATGGCCGTTATGCACCTATCCAAGCCAATTAGCGAGGCCAAAATCTACATTTAATTGTGGCGCGCCTTTCCTAAAATATGCTTGACATTTTGCGAAAATAGCACCATGGGATTACTACAGGCTATAGGCATCCGCAGTAAAGATAGTGTGCAGGTCGATGCACAGCTAGCCCCTGCCATTATGTCCGATCGTTTTGGTGCGGGGCAGTATTCATTTGGCGGCATGTATAGCAATGGTTATGGCGCTGGACTTATGGACCGAGCTACTGCGCTGCAAGTAGCAACGGTATCGCGTTGCCGTAACTTGGTTTGCGGCGTAATTAGTTATTTACCTTTAGCGCTATATAAAAAATCTACCGGCGCGCAGCTGCAATCGCCGCTATGGCTAGATCAACCTGACATACGCCAACCGCGTGCTGTAACACTTGCTTACACAGTTGATAGTTTAATATTTTACGGCGTTGCATATTGGCGCGTTACATCGTTGTATGCAGATGATGGCCGCCCATCAGGTTTTGAGTGGGTTGCAAATACTCGCGTAACAGTTACAACAGATGCAAAAGGTTATGAAGTTCAGTACTACTCAGTTGATGGCGCACGCGTACCAATGTCAGGCATCGGTTCACTCGTTACATTTCAGTCACTATTACCCGGCGTATTAGAAACAGGCGCACGCACAATACAAGCGGCACTTGACGTACAAAAGGCAGCTGCAATATCAGCGGCCACGCCCATGCCGACCGGGATTATTCGCAATCAAGGCGCTGACTTACCTGAGGCTCAGGTACAGGGTTTATTAGCTGCTTTTAAATCTGCACGTCAAAATCGTAGTACTGCTTATTTAACTAGCACGCTGGATTATCAAACGGTTGGATTTTCACCCAAGGAAATGACCTACAATGAAAGCAGCCAATATTTATCGACGGAGATCGCCCGTCTCATGAACGTTCCGGCGTTTATGGTAAGTAGCGATATGAATAACAGCATGACGTATCAAAACGTTTTAGATAGCCGCAAGGAATATGTAGCTTATAGTTTGCAGCCTTACATTTGTGCGGTCGAGGAACGCCTCAGCATGGATGACATAACAGCGCACGGCAACATTGTAAAATTTAACGTGGATGAGACATTTTTACGTGCTGACACTATGGCAAGATTAAGCGCAATAGAAAAAATGCTGCAATTAGAACTTATCGATATTGAGACTGCACGCGAAATGGAAAGCATGACCCCCTACGGTAATGGAGAAGTAAATGATATTAACCTTTAGCGCTAGCATCACCGCAGCCGATGAGCAGGGCCGCATGATTAGCGGCAAGATTGCGCCTTATGGGGAAGTCGGCTATACATCCGCCGGTAAAGTTGTATTTAAATACGGCAGCATAAAAGTTGCAGACGTAAACAAAGTCAAATTACTCATGGCCCATGACAGCTCAAAAGTTGTAGGCCGCATGCGCACTATGGAGTCTAATACCGATGGTATGTACGCATCATTTTCCGTGAGTCGTAGCACCGCCGGATCAGATGCAATTTTGCTCGCCCAGGAGCAGCTGATGGATGGCCTATCCGTTGGGGTAGAAGTTACAGCCTCAGAGCCTAAAGACGGTTATCTCCTGGTCACGGCTGCAAATCTACGCGAGGTAAGTCTCGTAGAGTCGGCCGCTTTTCAGTCGGCAGCCGTGCAAAGAATTTCCGCACAAGCGGAATTAGTAGAAGTAGAAGCATCTACATCTACGAAAGTAAGCACCACAGTTACACATATCGAAAGCACTACAACCGAAACCGAGACCGAAACAGAAAGCGAGGCCGCTGTGACCACAGCCCCCGAAAATCCAAGCGAGGATAAGGCAGAGGAAGCGGCTACGCCAGTAGTAGAAGCAGCTCGTAAAATTATCCTTCCTTCAGCACTAAACAGTCAGACAGTACGCACACCTATTACATCAATGGGCGCATACACCGAGCACAAAATTAAAGCTGCACTAGGTAACGATGACTCACGTTTATACGTAACCGCCGCAGATGATAGTTTTGCAACAAATCCGGGTTTTAATCCGACCCAGTATTTGTCAGAATTCCCAACGAATACTCGATTTGGCACACCGGCCATAGATGCCTGCTCGCGCGGGACTTTGCCTCCAAATGGTATGTCCATAAATGTCCCTTCATTGGTGACCTCAGCCGGTGGTGGTACAGGCGTTGCACCTGTTGTAACAGTCGAAGCCGAAGCAGGCGCAGTACAAAACACAGGCATGGAAACTGCCTACCTAACAGGTACAGTATCCAAGTACTCAGGTATGAACACCATCAGCATCGAATTGCTAGAGCGCGGATTTGGTGATGGTAATTTCTTTAGCGAATTGACTGCACAGCTGCAAAACGCTTACCTAAAAACTATCGATACAACCGTACTAGCAGCGCTAGTAGCAGCTGGTCAGTATTCATCAGGTTGTGACGCAACATCTGACGGCATTATCGAATTTGCTAGCGACTCAGCTCGCAAGGTTTACGAAGCCACAGGTTATTTTGCTAATAACTACATCGCCAATGGATCACAATGGCAGCTCCTTATGGGCTCAACAGATAACACAGGCCGACCAATTTACTCAGCATCACAGCCAATGAACGCCGGTGGCCTAGTGCAACCTGGTTCAATTCGCGGCAACGTGCTTGGACTAGATTTGTACGTGGACAAGAATTTTGCAGCCACTACAACCATCGATGACTCAGCTGTAATTCTTGCACCTGAGGCATTTACTGTTTACCAATCACCACAGGCTTACATGTCTGTAAACGTGGTAAGCAACCTACAGGTACAGGTAGCCATTTATGGTTACATGGCAACAATCGCCAAAATGCCTAAGGGTATCGTTAAGTTTAACCTGAACTAATCCCCTAGCAGTCGGCGGGTGCTAAGCCCTTGCACCCGCCGACCTTTTTACAAAGGAGTACAAAATGCCTGCAACGTATGTAACGGTAGCTGAGTTACGCGCAAATTTAGGCATCGGTACGTTGTACTCAGATAACACAGTTGAGGAGTGCTGCCAAGCGGCGCAAGATCAGATTAATAGTTTTTTATGGTTCGATAGTGCCCCGGTAGTGGGAACTGCGTTAGTCAATAACGTAGCTACCGTGATGCTGGCCAACCCTGGCATATTTACTACTTCCGAGTCAGTAACTATCGCCGGGGCTTCTTCAACCTTTAACGGTACTTACACAGTCACGGGCACAATCCCATTTAGCACAGGCACAGGCAACATCTTGCCAGCCTTTAATTTACAGCTGCAATATTTCCAAAATCCAAACGGCTATAGTTTTATCCAATATGCCAAGACGGCCGCAAATCAAAATTTTAGGCGAGTATTGCCATACGGCACAGCCACAGGCGAGGACACTAAGACCGCCACATACGCCACCACACCTAGCGTGCGCGAGGCAGCGATGATTTTGGCAGTAGATATATGGCAAGCGCGCCAAGTCAGCCAAACAGGCGGCGTAAGCGTAGACATGGGCCCAAGCCCTTACCGCATGGGTAATACAATGATCGGCAAAATACGTGGGCTGCTAGCGCCTTATTTATCGCCTGCATCTATGGTGGGTTGATATGCCAGCGGCTATTACCACCCTGCGCACAACGATCGCAACCGCCCTGGCTAATCCTGGAGTTTGGCAAACTTTTAGCTACCCGCCTGCAACCATTATGGCTAACAGCGTAATCGTTTCACCTGGCGATCCTTATATAGTGCCAGCAAACGGACATTTTAACCAAGCTGCTATTGCACCACAGGCAAATTTTAAGATAACTATGACCGTGCCAGCATTTGACAATCAGGGCAATCTTGCAGGCATCGAGGACACAATGATCGCAGTATTTAACAAGCTGGCTAACAGCGCGATCGTATTTAGCGTTACCCAAATTTCAGCGCCGACCGTATTAAACGCTGAAAGTGGGTCACTTCTCATGACAGACCTACAAATAACCGTACTAACCACTTGGAGCTAACATGGCAGACCAACAAATAACCGAGGCAGACATCGAAGTATTAAAAAAACTTGGCCTGCCAATACCAGGAAAAACTACAAAGAAGGATGAGGAATAACGCATGGCAATTTATCTAGATAATAACGTTGGCCTGAAAATTGCCACCGTGGACCTTAGCGAATATGTAACATCCATTACATTAACGCAAACATTTGACGAAATCGAAACCACAGCTATGGGAGCAACTGCTCACCAATTCGCTAAAGGTTTGGAAGCATCTACACTAACTGTAGATTTTCTAAACGATTGGGCAGCCGCAAAAGTACAGGCAACCCTACAAGCCGCATATGGCACAAGCGTTACCGCAATCGTGATCCCTGTAAAGGGCACAGCTGTAGGTGCAACCAATCCAACCTATACCATGTCAATTTTGATTAACAATTTAACCCCAGTAGGCACAGGCGGCCCTGAGGATTTTGCGCGATCATCGATGACATTTACATGCACAAGCGCAGTAGCATACTCAATCACAACACCATTTTAATTAATTAAGGGGCACACAATGGCACGGCTAAAAATCGTAAGGGCTACCGGGGAAAGTATCGTAAGCATTACCCCGGTGGTAGAAGTCGCGTTTGAAAAATACGCAGGGCAAGGCCTATACAAGCAGCTACGCGAGCACGAAAAGAATAGCGACCTGTATTGGCTAGCTCATAATGCGCTGATGCGCACGGAAGTAATACCGCCATTTGGAGATGATTTTCTAAACTCGCTTATCTCAGTAGAGGTAATCGAGGATGAAAGCCCAAAAGGATAGATCGGGGCAGTTTTACATATTTGGTGGCATCCCTAGCCATTGAGTTAAAAATTAGCCCCGATCAAGTCCTGGCAATGGATGAAGTCATGTTTAAGGCAGTACTACAAGTTTTAGGAGATCGAGCAAAGGAGCGACTAAATGCCAGTAAACGTCACAGGCGTACAAGAAACGCTTAGGGCTATGCGCAAATTTGATCCTGACCTTGCTAAACAAATGAACACCAACATTAAGCGTGCGATGATGCCTATACGTGACAAGGCTCGCGCCTACGCGCCTGGCAACGATCAAATGCTTAGCGGATGGGCTGGCACATCGGCATCCGAAGTTACGGCTAAATACCGGGCTTTTCCCACATATGACCAATCCGAAATAACTCGCGGCATCATTTACCGCCAAGGCGCTAACACTAAAGGCGAAGTTATGGGCGCTAAATTTAAGCGCAGGTTTCAGGTTACGCATTACATCGCTAACACATCTGCCGGCGGTGCTATTTATGAAACGTCGGGCCGTTTATCTGCTAGCCGTAAAGAGTCTCGCAGCCTAAATCCAAATGCGCGTGAACAATTTTTAGAGCCGCTTGGTCCGTTATACGGCACACGTGGTACATCCGATCCTAGATTTGGCAGCACAGATCAGCGCGGCCGTTTAATCTATCGAGCGTGGGATGAGGATAACGGCAAGGCAGCAAACGCCGTAAACCTTGCTTTAAATGTAGCTATAGGCCAATTTAACGCAGGTATGGCCGTTGGCAGATATAAGGCGGTGGCGTAATGGCCAATATAGTTGTAGCCGCTATTGCCAAATGGAATGGATCAGCCTTAGTAAAAGGCGAAAAGCAATTAACTCAATTTCAGAAAACCACCAATAAGCTAGCCAAGTCTTTTGTAACCTTATTTGCAGCGCAGAAAATCTACGCATTTGGTAAGGCATCTGTAAAGGCTTTTGCGGCTGATGAAAAGGCAGCTAAGTCACTTGCGATAGCGCTAGAAAACACCGGCAACGGGTTTGCCACAATAGCCACAGAAAATTTTATAAGCCGTTTACAGGATACTTATAAGGTCCTTGATGATGAATTAAGGCCAGCGTTTCAGACCTTGCTCAATACCACGGGCAGCCTGACCACGTCACAAAGAGCTTTAGAGCTAGCCTTAAACATATCGGCAGGCACAGGTAAAGATTTAACCGTAGTAAGTATGGCCCTTGCTAGAGGTTACGCAGGGCAAACTACAGGCCTTAGCAGACTTGGTGCAGGCTTAGACAAGGCAACGCTAAAAACAGGTGATATGGATAAGATCACCGGCGTACTGGCTGCAAAATTTAAAGGCCAGGCGCTAGCTGCTACAAAAACCTATACCGGGCAAATGAACGCACTAACCGTAGCTACCGAAAGCGCCAAAGAGGAAATCGGTAAAGGTTTACTTGATGCCATCGCTTTACTAGGCGGTGACGATGGCATAGAAAATGCCACTAAAAATATGGATCAGTTTGGCGTATCTACTGGTAACGCCATTTATGGTTTAGCTACTTTAGTAAAAACTTTTCAGGATAGCCCTTTTGGAAAAGTTACCGGGTTCTTTTCACGCACAAGTTTATTGGGTCAATTATCGGCTATAGGTAAAGCAAGTCGGCCAACGGCAGGCACAGGGGCGGCTTACTCGCCAACATCCATGTACTTTACTATGGAGACAGCCGAGCGCGCCAAATTGATAGCTACTATAAAAAAAGGAAATACGGCAGAAAAAGAAAAGCAAAAGTTACTAGCGGCTGAGTTAGCAGAAAAAAAGAAGCAAGCCGAACTTGATGCGCTAAAAAAGAAATTCGACGTGGATCGCATAAATCTACAAACCGCGCTAGCCAATTCCACCGATGAGGCCGAAAAAGCACGCATCCGCAGCCTGCTTACAATTATGGATGAGGATGCAAACGCCGCCGCTAAGCGCATGGCGCAACTTGATGCAGCCAACGCGCTAAAGATGAAGGCCGACCTTGATGCTACAGCCTCGATAAACAAGCTAGCCGAGGCCGCTAAATTGGCAGCATTTGGCATAGGCAACATGACCTTAGGCGGCGTGCCAGCTGCTCAATTTATGGCTACAGCTATAGGCCCAGACGGTATAGGTAATGAAGCCTTAGCTAGAGCTGTAGAAATTGAGTCACAGCTAGCGCTTATGGATGCCCTAAACGCCGTCGAGGAAGCACGCGGCAGCGTGGGCTATAGCGATACCACTAATAACTTTACAATTAACACGCCGCTAGGCACAGAGGATGCTTTAACCGAAGCTATGCAGCGAGCCCTACAAAATCTAAACCGCTACGGATCGAGCACAACGTTTGCCGGGGCGTTACAGGTATTGCCATAATGACAGTACCTAAGGTAAACGCATTTATAAATTTTGGAACAGGGCCAAGTTTTGCACAGGCCATGATTTTGGGCCAAGGCATTTTAGGTACTAACATTTTGGCGGATAACGCGGCGCTAATCGTAGACGTGTCTAACCAAGTCGATGGCATAACCACCAAGCGAGGCCGTAACGCCGAGGCTGACCAATTTCAGACAGGGTTATGTACCCTACGGATAGTCGATCAAAACGGAGACTTTAACCCTTTAAATACAGCTGGCCCTTACTATGGCCTACTCGATCCGATGCGCAAGTTACAAATATCGGCTACACATCTAGGCATTACTTACCCTGTATTCAGCGGGTTCATAACAAGCTACGACACCATAACCCCGCAAGAGGCAGGGGTTGATTTGGTTTACACGACTATTACAGCTGTAGATGCTTTTAGACTTTTGCAAAATGCTCAAATTAACACCGTGGCGGGTACATCCGCAGGCCAATTAAGCGGCGCTCGGATCAATAACTTGCTCGATGCCGTGTCCTGGCCTGCATCCATGCGCGACGTAGACCCCGGACAAACGACCATGCAAGCCGATCCAGGCACGCAGCGCACGGCGTTAGCAGCTTGCCAAACCGTATCTACTAGCGAGTACGGAGCGTTTTATACCGATGCCAGCGGCTCATTTGTATTTCAGGATCGAGCGTTAACCTCTAGCAGCATAGGCGCTACACCTACCGTGTTTACCGATACAGGCGGCGATATCCGTTATTTCGATGCCCAATGGGTATTAAATGACGTGCTTATTTATAATGAAGCCAACATCACTAGAGTAGGCGGCACCGCTCAGACAACAAGCAACGCTGCCAGCATCGCCAAGTATTTTTTACACAGTTACACGCAAACCAATTTACTTATGCAGACCGATGCGGTGGCGCTGCAATATGGCCAGGCTTACGTGGCTAGCCGGGCCGAAACCAGCGTGCGATGCGACTCACTTACCCTTGACCTATACACAGAAAACTATGACTCAGGCATAGTCGCAGCTTTAGGCCTAGATTTTTTTGACCCGATAACGGTAACTACTACGCAGCCAGGATCATCAAGCCTAGTTAAAACTCTGCAAATTTTTGGCGTGGCTATGACTATTAAACCTAACCAATGGCGGGTAAAATTTACAACGCTAGAGCCTATCATTGACGCATTTATTTTAAACAGCACCGAGTATGGAATTTTAGACACTAGCAGTTTGAGTTACTAGAGGAGATAACATGGCAGCAGGATTAGGGTTTAAAGACTTCACAACAGGTGAGGTATTAACGGCCAACGATGTAGATGGCTACCTAATGCAAGGCATTTGGGTATTTGCTAATGCTACCGCTAGAGATGCAGCCGTGACTGCTCCGCAAGAAGGTAATGCGTGTTACTTAAAAGACACAGATGTAATTATGGTTTATTCAGGTTCAGCGTGGGCTACTCAAAGCGCATCAAATCCAATTTCAGCAAACATTGTAGATGCTAAAGGTGATTTGATTGCTGCAACAGCGGCCGATACTGTAGCGCGTTTAGCGGTAGGAGCAAATGGCACAGTACTTACAGCGGATAGCGCCGAGGCAACTGGCCTTAAATGGGCAGCTGCTTCGGGCGGCGGCGGTATGACATTGCTGTCAACTACTTCTTTAAGCGGCGGAACGACCACAATTTCATCGATTTCAGGCGCATATAATAATTTAGTCATTTATGTTAAAGATTTTTATCACAATCAACCAACAACGTCTGCTTTGATGAGAATCAATAGTGATGCAACCGCCACAAATTATCAGCAATTCGTAAATCGCGGTACAGGCGCGACTAATAGTTCTTATTCTGACAATGCAACCTCGGCAGTAGAGATGACAGGATTCGGGGTTGCTAATGGAAACAATGATAACTTTGCTGTTATTTATTTGCCAGATTATGCTAACGCTACAACTAAAAAAGTAATTAGCGTTATGTCTGGATTTGTGCAAAATACAGGTCCAGCCAAAGCCGTTACCAACGTTACTTGCTATTATGCTGGAACTACAGCAGCAATCGACACATTAGGATTTATCGCAGGTGGCGGTGGAACTTGGCAAGCAGGATCAGTTGAAATCTACGGGGTGAAATAATGACAAAGCCAAAACTCAAATTCGTCAATGCTGAAACAGGCGAAGAAATTGAACGCGAAATGAACGCGGCAGAATTGAAACAATACGAGGCAGATTCAGAAACAACTACTGCGCGAATTGCCGAAGAAGAAGCAAAAGCAACGGCTAAGGCTGCACTACTTGAGCGTTTAGGCATTACTGCTGATGAAGCGGCTTTGCTACTGGGATGAGTTTAACAAGTTACAACGGTTGGCCTGCTAGTAAAGATCAGGCTGAAATCGGCGTAAAGCCTTTTGCTATTGCAGGCACGGATATTAAAATACGGTGCGCAAAACACGCCGGGCCTTTATTAGCTGCATTTGCCGCAGAATTTCATGAGCTGATTGAGCCGATTGATGAAGGTGAGTTAGATGATTGGGCCTACGCCTTTAGGATGGTACGCGGTACGACCGATAAACTTAGCTGCCATAGCAGCGGCACAGCCATAGACCTCAACGCCACGCAACACCCGCTAGGCAAGGTTGGTACATTTCCAGCCGCTAAAGTGCCAATGATCCAGGCACTAGCTAAAAAATATGGCCTGCGATGGGGCGGGGATTATCGAGGCCGCAAGGATGAAATGCACTTTGAGGTAATAGTGACAATGGAACAAGCTAAAAAACTAGCCGTAAAGTTAGGATTAACAAATGCCTAAGTCAGCACAATTTACAATTACAACGAGCGCACAGATTATTGTGCCGGCAGAAATAGGCGATCAAATGGCTTATCTACACAGCGCTAGCGGAGCGATATACATAGGCGGTGCAGATTTAACCGTAGCCAATGGTTACCGCCTAGATAACGGCGATAAATTAACTTTACAAGTGGGAGATCACACGGCGTTATATGCGGTGACCTCAAGCGGCACAGCTACCCTGTTTGTGCTAAGTCAGATCAACTAAGGGCGATTAGGAGAAAAAATGAAAGATCAACTAAAAGCAATAGCCCTAAGTTACGGCCGCGCGGCGGCGGCGGCTGTAGCAGCCCTGTATATGGCAGGTGTGACAGACCCGCGCACGCTAGCAAATGCTTTTATAGCCGCGCTACTTGGCCCGGTACTAAAGGCACTTGACCCTAAATCTACAGAATTTGGCACAGGCCATAAGTAATGCGCAAGCTGATAGGGGCAGTAGCCTTATCGCTGCTCCTATCAGGTTGTGGCTATCAAGGATGGGTCAGGTATGAGTGCCAAGAATATAAAAACTGGAACAAGGATGGATGCAAGCCGCCTGCCTGCGAAGTGGTGGGCACATGCACCAAGGACTTATTACCAAAAGACATCTATGAAGCGCCTAACACCTGAGCAGCTACACGCCCGGCTAATTGTATTTATCGGCTGCACCTTGGCCTTAGTGTTTGCTGTTAGCGTATTGGGCATGTTGTATGCGCTTATTTTTGTGACTCAGCCTATGGGCAATCAAGCGCCAAATGATCGAGCATTTATTGATTTACTCACCACGCTCACGATATTTTTAACGGGCAGCTTAGGCGGCGTACTGGCAAGTAACGGACTTAAATCTAAACCTAAGCAACAGGATGAGGAAATAAAACCTTAACTTAAGCGTGTCTAACCTTGCTTTATGTCGGTCCTGCGCTTTACCCTTTTACAAAAGGTGGTAAAGGGCTACCTGATAACAAGGGACTACTATGAACCAAGATCAATTACTGGCGTGGGCGCTTTTGTACACGCTATTTGTAGCTATCGTTTTCTATTCGTTAGGCGTTGCAGCTGGCCGTAAAGATGGATATTTTAGAGGCCGAGCTGTAGGCATGCGTATTGGCCGTGAACGGCAGGTAAGCAAATGATAAACCTGGACAATTATGAGGATGTAAATAGCCGCGTAAAGCGCTTTAGAGAAGCCCATATTTCAGGCCGCATTGAGACTTTTATAGTCGAGCACGATTTAGCAGCTGGTTATGTGCTAGTTAAATGCTGCATTTATCGCGAACACGAGGATCAAGTACCGGCAGCTAGCGATTTTGCCTATGGAAACGTAGCGTTTTACCGCGAAAATATGAAACGCTGGTTTATCGAGGATACATGCACGTCAGCAATAGGGCGCGCGATCGGGTTGCTGATGCCAAGCGAAAATAAGGCCACACGCGAGAATATGCAACAGGTAGTAAATGCACCTGCCAGCGCCGATGTATGGGCCACACCTCTAGAGCCCGTCGGGACAGTTGAGCCATTTAGCACGGGCGTAGAAGCTGCACGTCAAGCCCTAGGCGGTGTTATGCCACCTGAGCCGCCATATTGCGATCATGGGCATATGCTATGGAAAGAAGGCAAAAGCGCTAAAACAGGTAACGCCTACAAGGGATGGGTATGTGCATCTAAAACTAAACCACAATGCGCGCCAAGATGGGAGCAAGTAAATGGCTGATTTGGAAATTATAAGCATCGCCACCGGTGAACGTTTAACAATCCAAATGGATGGCTCAGAGCTGCGAGATCAAGCGCCAATACCTAGTATCGAGTGGTGTGACAAGGGCGAGCACTACGCCAACAAGATCGATGGTCGATATTTCGAGGATAAACTTTGGATATGTCTAGAGTGTAACCGTGCATAAGGTTATCCTGGACTACGCGCAAGAGATCGAGGCGCATGAGATAGGCCTGGCACGTGTATTAGCTAGGGCATCTAGACCTGACCATGCAGGTAGATTTAACAAGGCTATAAGCCTGCATGAATTTATAGCTGAGCACGCCGAGGCCGTGGCATCCGAGATGGCTGTAGCTGCTTACTTTAAAATTCGTAACTTTAGGGCCACTTTAAACACTTACAAGGGGCAGGCAGACGTAGGTAGCCGTATCGAAGTTAAATGGACCAAATACGAAAATGGATGCTTAATTATAAATAGCACCGATCGAGCGCAAGATGTGGCCATATTGGTTACCGGGCACAGCCCTTGCTATCGATTGGCTGGCTGGATACCGATAGCCATGGCTCGTAATCCACGCTATTTAAACGTGCGCCAGGGTAACTTTTGGATAACCCAAGATGACCTATTTCCTATCGAAAACCTAAGAGCTAGTGTGCATGGCGATGCCCTTAATTAAGTGCACGATATGTAAGCAATCGATGGCCCACACCATCGAAAATGTTACCGATAACCTGCCGCCTGACGTAGCTGTATGTCAATGCACAGGCTGTGGCAAGCTAAGTGTGCAACGTGTAGCGATTGAGGTGAACAACCTATGAAGCGATATGGTTATGCACAGGAGTTATCCACAGGCACGCTAAACCTGTGTACGACACGCAGGGATTACGCTGGAGTTATCCACATACTAGCGAGTAACTTGACTAAGGGGCTACGCTTTACTCGTGCTCGCGAGCCGCATCGCGGTAGGGCTCGCCTACGAGTGCTAACGCTATTGGGGGCGCTATCTGTATTTACAGCGGCCTCTACACTACCTGCATATTCCAACGTAGTAGAGCTGTATAAACTATATGCTCATATGAAAGTAGCAAATGATAAGCAATATAGATG